GTGTTTCAGTCGGTCTATTAACAATGTTCAATTGATCTGCTAGAGACTTATTTACAGCTGATAGTTGATCACGAGCAAATTGGGTGGCTAAACTATTGACATAAAATCTCGCACTGCTCGCATTATCCAGACCAAGAAGAACGCCCACCGTTAGTGGGGCATAGGTGAGCCAATCATTTTCCACTTCAAAATGAATGTGGGCTTCAGCGTCTAGTGCCGTTTCTTCAGCTCCGCTGGGCGTCCATAAGAAATAATCTGTACCAGCTAAATCAACGCCGGTCTGTGAATATGTGGCGCCAGCCCCTTGAGATACGCCGCCATCAAGATCGCTGGCCGATGTTAAATCTCCCCGGGCAACCTTTGAAGGGTCAGCACTATTTGTTTCTGAATAGGTTAATGGGCGCATTTTTAGCATCTTCCTGGGTGATTATTTTTTTAGATAATAGACTTTAAGGCCCTAAATTGCTAACACCAAGTGCGGTGGCACTGCCAATGACCACGAGCGAGGCAATGACGCCTAAAGCCCATTTGAACACAGATTGTTTGTCATCGATGATTGTTTTGAGAAGGTCGGTATGATTTTGAATGGCAGAGGCATGTTTAATTGCGCTTGTTTCAACCTCTTTCAGCAAAGTGAAAAGCACCTGTATATCCTGGGCGTTACGCTTAGTCTCGGTCGCCGTCTGTTGAATCAGGGCTTTTTCTTCTTCGCTTAGTTCTCCCATATGTGTAGCCGATCAAAGCGACTGTGGCACCTGCAATTAACAAAATGTCGCCAATAACTAACCATAAAGCCCACTTTACATAAGTCCAGTAGGCCGACAATTCCGGCGTAGATAGCCAAATTAGTAGGGTATGCATAAGAAGTTGCCACGGCCATTATCAGCGATGCCACTGCCGAAATCACATAAAGGATCAAAAAAACAGAGTTTGTCATACAGAATAACAGCGCAATTGCGACGGTACCCTGAGACATTGCATATAAATAATACCAGTTAGAACTAACGACGCTATCGGTAATATAAAAATAGTGGAATATCATGGATAGTCCAAGCATTGCCGTCATCTCTCCCGATATCACATAGGACCACCAGACTCGCAAATAAGAAAAAGACAGCATAATTGCTGCAAACGCCAGGATGCCATCGAAGATAAAATTGTATGGAAACATATTACTTACCTTTTGGTTTTGGCCTCGGTTTGGGGTTAGCCTTGTTTTTGGGGTTAGCCTTGTTTTTGGGTGATCTTTTGGGTTTGTTGGGTGGTGTGTAAGTCGACATGGCTATGCTTCCTGTTTTTTTGGTTGTCTTGATTGGGCCAACTTAACCCGCTTTAGGATATCAACACTGGCTTGCACTATTTTTTCGTCGACTTCTTCAGCGTGGCTTTCCAGCAATTCTTCCATTCTGGCTATAAGTGCTCCCTGGACAGCGCCCTGGTCAACGTCACGGGTTCCTTCTTGGCCTATTTTTGCTGTGATTTCAGCCATTTTAGCTTCAGCCTCGGCCTTGTCTGCGGCTGCTTTGGCGGTGTCAGCATCAGCTTTGGCGATAACGGCATCAGCCTTTTTGGTTTCAGCTTCAGCCTGCTTGGCTGCTAATTGCTGCTCTGCTGTTGGTTGTGGCGGTGGTAATGGCTCACCGGTTTCTTCATTAACAGGCGTGCCATCGGGGCCAACAATGTATCCTGCTGGTAAGTCAGCTGCTTTTTCATCCTCTGATTTTAGTTCGTCTGGCAGAGTTTTACGCATCAGCGCATATACATCATCAGCGCCAGGCCAATCCATGTGCTTAACGATCATATGTGCAATCATGTCAGCCTTTTGTGGTGACAATATCCGCATTAATTCCATCATTGAATCAGTAGCTTCTTGCCGCTGGGTTTCGTAGCTGGGGCCAGAACTGTACCGAACATCAAATTTACCCATGGCAATATCATGGACAATAACGTCTTTGCCGGTTTCTTCGTCTTGGACAACCCGGTTAATTTGCACAAAGTCTTCAGTGCCGTCCTGTAGCTCGATACGCTGTATTTTTTCAGCGGTATAAACCCTCGGGATCATGTCGATCAATATGCGTGTGCCATGTTCAACGGTGCGCTTGAGATTATCCGGAAACACAAACGAGGCAACATTCCCTGCGGTCTGGCGGGCTCTTACGGCCTTTCCTGATATCTCGTTGGAGGTATCACCAGTGCTGGCTTCGGGCAGCCCCACGATCTCACGAATGTCCTGCTTGTCCATTTGGGCGTTCATCATTTCAGCCTGACCTGCGCCGGATGGGTAATTGCGGCTTGGAGGCGGGACGTTTTCTTGGTGCGTATAGGGTAGGTAAGGTAAGTTCTTACGGTTGGCGTTATCCCATTCAGGATGATCAGCAAACTGTTCTTCGGTGCCAATGTATGGGGCTTTGGGGTCCAGGCTTTGTTTTTCTGTCGCTGCAGTGCGGTTGTAGTTGTAGGACTTCTGGGCGTCTTTGGCCTGACGAATAGCTCCGTGTAGCTCATATTCACCGTCGACAATGTATTCCTTACCAGCAACTAGTAACAATGGAATATAGCGAGTGGGAATATCTATTGGCCCTTCAAGTACGGCGTCTGCTGTCATTTTTAGCCACTTACACTGTGGCCGACGAACCTTACGTTTTTTAACTGAAAAAATGCCTTGATCTTCTTCCAGTTCGTCGAGAATGTCTTTTACCTCAGATTCATAGACTGTGGTGCCATCTGACAGCAGCAGAACACGATCTTCGATATGTTCGATATAGTAATACTCAGCAACACGGATGGAGTCAGAGTCATACCAGCCATCATAAAACCCTGCCGCTGTGCTCTTATCTATTTGAGTGTATTGAACTTTCGGGTACTTGGCTTTAAATATTGGCAATTGCATAGACGAAAAGACAAATGCGTCCATGGCGTCTGAGTAGTCAGCTTCTTCGCCGCCTAAATCGATGTAGCAACTGTATGAGTTTTTCACCCGCTTTATGAGGATATCCTGATCAAACGAGTCGTCATTGCTGTATTGGGTGATTATCCGGAAGAACCCAAAGCCATGGCGCGTACTGTGCTCTGCTGCAGTTTCATAGGCGTGGTCTGCCTTTGATATGGATTCGATGTTGCGGATAATTCCATTTAAAACTTCAGCCTGTGAATAGTCTTTGGTGCCAGCCACGTTCTCAAATCGCTGCTTGTTGAACTTGTCCGTTTCAACTGGCACGACTTTTGGCTCTGGCCAATTAGCCCTAATATTGTTGGTAATGTGGGTGACGTAGCGTTCTAGCAGATTAAACGTAAGGGCTGGGCGTCCGTCGTCCTCGCGCTCTCTGAGAATGTCATCTTTCCACTGGTATCCAGCAACAAACCTGTCGTCCTCTCTGGCTTTTGCGTGAATATTGCTCCATGCGGCCTGAAGCACAGCAAACCTGTTGCGTATTTGTCGCAGCCTGTCAGACGGTTCCTTTTCTGGCGTTATAGAATAATCAGGTACATCGGGTTTGTCGGTGGTTTGAACGGCCATTGGCTAGAATTCTCCGCGCCCTGAACCTGAACGATGGGCCAGGTTGATTGCTTTCGTTTTGAATATGTTAGCAGTATTCAACAAATAGCGGAAATCATCCATTAAGTGATCGTTCTGCTTAACAATTTGGCCCTTCTCGTCACGCCGGTATAGCCTAAATTCTGTTTTGAAATGGCCCAGCGTTTCAAATACCTTCACCCTGCCTGCCTGAAGCAGTTGTAAATTATGATACAGGCCTGATTCAACCGCATTGTTAGCAGGCACAAGATGTAAATCTGCCCGCTTTAAATCATCGATAATCTTTTGGCCATCACGCTGGTTTCTCCCTCTTGCTGCTGGGTCAAACGCCCCGGTAATCCAATCGCCAACAGCCTTTACCGCATCAGCATGAACCACTGGCAGCTGCTCAGAGGCGTAATATTCGTGGTAAAGGTAGAAAACAGGCTTTTCTGGCTCTGGATCCATAGCGCCCCAAAGGCACGCTGTACGGCGCCAGCCAACATCCAGGGCATAGGCTCTCGGCCAGAAATCAGGTATGGCAAATGGAGGGATGAAGATATCTTCTTCAGATATCGGATAGATTGCACCGGCACCCAGGCTTGGCTTGCCTCGCTTTCGGGCCTCTCTCTGGTGGGGCTGTAGCCTGGACTCAAGGTTATCGCGTTCTTCTTGGCTTATCACTGGCGGGCATAGGTGGGGGCAATCATCCCACCCGATCATGTCAACGTATTTGCCGCCCATTTATCGTTCACGACCAAATGATTTGATTGCGCTTGATCGTGTGGTCCCAACCCAGTAGGCAATAGAGTCACCCCACTTGGCCAGCAACGTACCAAACAAAAGGTAGGCAATTTCGTCATTGGAGTCTGGAATATCGATTGTAAACAGCAAATAAGCCCCTGCAGCAACCATCAAGGTAAGAGCAATACAGATGATAGCGGGCATACGGCTATGCTTGTGCGTGGTTCTGGCTTGCTGCTTATCCTTCAGTTCGGCGTCCAAGGTTTTGAATGCCATTTCCCTGATCTGCTGTTCGTTCTCCAATTGAAACTGCTTTAGCTTAACTGCGGCGTCAGGATCGCCAGACAGTGCCGCATGAACTGCACCCGGGGTTTCTTTGACGCCAAGGGTGTTGGCCAGCAGCGCACCAATAGCGCCACCAGCTGGGCCACCAAGGGCAGTACCAACCAATGGCGCCGCTTTTCCAACTATGCCTGATATGTCTTTCCAGTTCATTGCATTGTCCTTTCAACATTCACGACCAACTTTAGGCCATGTAGCGTTAATTCAGTGGTTTCAATGAAGTGTAGCGCAGTTAGATTTTTAAAGTGGCCCTTAAACACACCGGCCTGGTGGTTTAATTGCTTTACAACCTGGCTGTTTCCCTTGTTGGCACTGGCCAAATGCTCGGTTGCAGCGGCCATGTAAATCAGCAGTTCACCGGCCTCACGCTCTGAATTCAGGCAGTATTCTTCCGCTTCAGGATGGTCCTTTGCGAATTGCGCTATCCGATTGTGGATCATATCCGATGGCTGAATTCTGCTTTCTACTAAGATTTTGTCTTTCATGTGTTTTATGTTTCGCCGCTTCGCTAAGGCTTTTTGTGACGCATTCATCGCAATACCCCTGATTGTATAGATATTCGTGGCGTTTCAGCTTGTTACGGCAGGTTCTCTCCCGGCATTTAGGTCTACGAAGCATTGGTTTCATGGTGTTCTGGCCTTGACGTAGTAATAGCGGGCAGCAAGCACAAGACAAGCAATAATTAATAATCCATCAGTTCCCATCGTTTTTGTCAGTAGCTCAGTAAGTGATATTGCCATCGATACGATAATAACCAAGGCACAAAGATTGTCAGCTGTTGGTTTCAATTCAATAGGTCCGTATCTTCAAGCATGGCCATGACTGTTTCGCTAATGCCCTGCAGTGGGGTCATCGTCGCCAGCAATCGGCCACCTGTGGTTAATAGGCGCATTAAGCATTCATCGTAGATAGGGCGGGGCGGTTCTTCATCAAGCCAAATCCAATCAACCGCTTCGGCCTCAAAACTGGTACGGCCTTCCTCGTATGACTTCAGAGTTAAGACGTTTTCCCAGCCTTTTTTATGCTTAATTACAATCTGATCAATAGCGTCGGCCACTGATGTTTTGCGAGTATAGCGTAATATTTGGGACTTAGGCACCATGCCTGGCCTTCCATCCCTGAGTATTTCTCCAAATAACATTTTCTGGTTAACGTCCCGGGTCTTTTTGGAACTGGTGCCTGACGCCCAAGCTAGAATTGGTTTGTGGTCTACACGCCAGCCTTGCCACCACGCGGGGTAATTGCCTGTCAGGTGAAGCGTGGTTTCGTAACAGCCGATAGAGTGAGTTTTACCAACCCGGTTACCACCCAGGCAGCAGCGTTCATTGCATTCTTTGCCGGCTGCCAGCATTTTCAGGTGTTTAACGTATTTGTTTCGAGCTAGTGGGCCATCATCAGGGTATGGCGAATCAAGGCTGTCCGTTTCCGTTCGCTGCCTTATTTCGTTTAACAGGAACAATGCCACCTTCTCGGGTGACTGTTCCGCTTGGGCCCGTAATGACTTCAATGATATCTGGGTCATCTATTTTCTTCAGCACATCAGACAGAAGTGCTGCCAATTCTTCGGTGCTTGATTCTTCAACAGTTTGCACCTGTTCGATTCTATGGACAAACATTTTAAGATATTCGCCCTGGTCGCGGCTACACTGGCGAGCGACGCCCAGCATGCCTTTACGGATAGCCAAGAGGCGTACGGCCTCCAAGTCTCGTAATACTTTCTCAATGGTAATGCCAGAGGCGCTGAATTGGGCCTCCATGATTTCTTCCACAGCCGCCATGATTTTGGGGTTACGAATGTTTTTTAATCCAGCATTAGCAAGGCTCTGGTATGCGCCAGTATAACCTGCTTTCTCGGCTGATTTGGTTGCGTTGCAAAAGGTTCCTATCTCTGGATCTGGGTTTGCGTACAGCTTGGCCCATAGGTTTTGTCGGCTGGTCAGTCCGTTGTTTAATAGTTTCTCTTGGGCCATGATTAAAAAAGCCCGCTTATGCAGAGGCTAGGAAGCGGGCTAATTACAACGAGAGGCATCATTATTTTTATGGTCTACTTAGGAGAGTTCTTTTGGTTATTACCGTAGGCCTCGTGGGTATGGGTGGCCGTTAGTAACTTGCCCTTTGGTGTCGTCGCGCATTTCATTGGACATCTTGACGTTACCGCCTGAGCCCTTTTGATTGGGGGCGTGACTGCCCTTTTTCTGTGGGTTGCCTGCACCGCTCTGTTTGGCCATGATGAAATCCTCTTGGTGTTTACGATATCGTGGTTTGAAGATTAGCCCTTCCTTGGGCTGGTTGCAAGTTATACCACGCGATTCATTCTTTCTAAAATAATCCCCACCCATCAGCAGTAAACCCGCCAATGTCATCACCACGAGCAAATAGGCCATCGCCAAGGTACTGCCAGCCCATGGTGTAACAATTCTCAATCTGCCGGGGAGTGGGGATTAGTGGTTTCATGTTAGCCAGAGCCAGAGCCAGAGCCATAGCCATAGCCATCGCCATAGCCATAGCCAGAGCCATCGCCATAGCCATCGCCAGAGCCAGAGCCAGAGCCATAGCCATCGCCATCGCCATAGCCA